GGTCGATCATCAGCGCGATGGTGCGGGCGATGTCCATGCGCACAAACGCTTCCACGGCGATCGACGACTGCAGCAGCAGGCGGCGGCTGTAGTCCACGAAAGCGCCGACGGTCTTGGGCGTGAGCGCAACCTGGTCGAATGCCGGGGCGCTTTCGGTCGGTGCACCGTTTTCCGCGACCCAGTAGCCGGTCGAGCCACCCGTGGCGCGGGGGATGGCGACGTTGCCGCTCAGCCCGGTCAGCATCGTGGCGCCCATCTGCATCACCGACAGCTGGTTCACCAGGATGTCGATGAAGCTGCTGGCCAGCAGGTCGGTGGAAACCAGGTTGCCGCCGGCCGACGGCGTGCCGACCACCAGGTCACGCTGCTGGCCCAGGCGACCGCCGGCCATGGCGCGCTGCAGCAACAGCTTGGTGGCCTGTTCGGCATCGGTGCTGCGCATGTCGAGCGCACCGGCCAGGACATCGACCGGAATCGTGAAGGCGCCGTCGCGGTCCTTGCGCACGTCGTCGCGCTTGTCGGCGGCAGCGCGCGCGGCATCCATCTCGAAGGCCGCCATCTTGCGCACGGTCGGATCGTCCGGCCACATCGAGGCGGCGATCAGGTTGGTGAAGCGAAACTGCTGCACCTCCCTCTTGCTCAGGCCGATCTCGCCCGGCTCGGCCAGCTTCAGCGCGCCGGACTTCTCCAGGCCACCGAACACAGCCTCGCGGAAGGTGTCGTAGGGCGTGCCGTCTTCGACAGCCTTTTCGGCTTCAGCGCGCTTGCCGAACTTGCTGCCCAGGGCGGTGATATCGCGGATGCGCTGGCGTTCGTGCGCCATGCCGTCCTCGCGGGCGCGCTTGGCTTCTGCGGGCAGCGCAGGCGTCTTCGGCGCCGGCTTCTTGTCGTTCTCGGTCAGGACTTCGTCTTCATCCATGGATCGCTCCTTGCGACGGGGTTGGGATTGGGGGGTGGTCTGGGTGATGAGGCCGCGCACGGCGTGGCGGTCGAGGCTGCGGCCGACGCCGACAGTCGGGTCTGCAGGAATGGCGACGATCGAGACCTCGTAGGGCTCCCAGTCGGTCACCAGGTATTCGTCGTCGCCGGCATCGTTGGTGCGCACCAGCTTGGCGTCGTGGATGCGGTAGCCGACCGAGACGAGCGAGCGGATGCCGTCTTGCACGTCCTGGAAGATCTCCTGCGCCTGTGCGCTGCGACCGAAGCGCACGATGGCGCGCGCCTTACGGTCGGCATCGACCCAGGCGCGCTCGACGACGCCAACCTGGTCATCGGGGCAGTGATTGACCAGCAGCGGGTGCTGGCCGCTGCTCAGGCGGCCCAGGCGCACGGCGGTGCGCTCCATCGACAGGGTCTCGATGCCCCACCAGCGCATGTACGGCGCTTCGCTGGCAAAAGCCAGCTCGACGGTGCGGGCTTCGACGTTGACGGCCTCGCGGGTCAGCGTCGCGGTGCGGTCGCACGGCAACTGGTCGAGCCGCGCCACCAGCGGCTGATCAGTGGCAGCAGGGCGATCGAGGGTCGCGGCGTCACTGCGGGTCAGCATGGTCATGCTTTCTGTCCTCCAGAAACAGCAGCGCCCGCTGGGTGGGCGGGCGCTGCGGGGGGTTGCACGGGGTTGAGGGCTCGCCGTTTCTCGGCGAGCACCGCCATTCGGTCGAGGTCGTGCTCCAGCTCGGTCCAGATCACTTCCGGGTCGCCGCCCTGCTCGCGAATCGTGCTGCTGTAGCTGTTCAGGCCTTTGTCGATTTCGAGGATGCGGGTCTCGACGTCGTTTTTCGGATCGACCCAGGTCCAGCGCCGGCCCTGCCAGGCGAAGCAGTCGTACTTGCTGAACTTGCTGACGGGCAGCGGGTCGAGCTGGCCCGACACGAAGCCCATCGACAGCCACTCGGGGCTGAGCGGCTCCAGGAACATGTCCACGAACTCGCCCTGCAGGCCCTTCCAGTCGTCGCGGCTTTCCAGGCTGCCGCTCCGCATGGAGCTGTAGTTGACGCCTTCCAGGTCGTTGGCCAGCGTGTTGTAGTCGCTGCCCGGCAGACCCGCCGACACGCCGCGCAGCGCTGCCTTGAGGAATGCGTCGAAGTTCTGGTGCGGGTAGTCGGGATCGAAGGTCTTGAAGTCGTAGCCGGCCGGGAGCTTTTCGTAGGTGCCCGGGGTCGATTCAGCGACCAGGTCATCGCTGTCGTCATCTTCGACCAGGCCTTCTTCCAGCGCGCTCTGGCCCTTCACTTCGGCAGCGGGCGGGATGTAGAAGCCCATCTTCGACGCGCCGACGCGCGCCGCGATCACAGCCGCCTCGACGTAGCCGCCCAGGTCGTTGAGCCGGCGCATGGAGGCATGCACCCAGGGCACGCCGCGCACCTGGTCGGGCTCGTCTTGCAGAAAGCCGTGCCAGATCTCTTCGGCTGGCACGCGCACACGCCGGCCGCCGCTGTAAGGCGCCATCTCGACGTCGGTCACGAAGTGGTAGGCGATCGGCCGGCCCCACACGTTCAGCTCGACGCCCAGTCGGATCTTGCGGCCGTCGGGGAAGTCAGCGCGGTAGGTGTAGTCCAGCAGGATGGGGTCGATGACCTGCAGCGCGTAGCCGAAGGCGTTGAGGCTCTTGTCGCGCACGCGGCGCACGATGAACTCGCCGTCACGCGCCCAGCACAGCACCAGCAGGCGGCACAGGCGCCGGAACGACATGCGCCCGGTGACATCGCAGACGCCGCGCTTGGACCAGCGCGTGAACCCGGTCTCGACCACCCACTTGTCGAAGGTGTCGATCTTGCCGTCGGGCTGCTTGCACGGCACCGACAGCCCGAACCCCGCCGGGCCGACGATGTGGTTCTGTGCCATGCGCAAGAACTTGCGCACGTAGGGGTCGTTCTTGGCGAGCTGGCGGGACCGGCCGACCAGGAGCGACAGCTGCACCGCCAGGTCGCGATTGATGCTGCCCAGGTCGCCGGAGAAGCTCGCGGTCAGGTTATCGACGGCCGCGCCGCTGTAGCTGCGGCGCATCCTTGCCGAGCCGCGCACAGGCGTCCGTGCAGACGTCTGCACGACCGACCGCGCAGCCTCGCGCTGGGCCATCCAGTTGCGCAGGATCACCGAGCCGGGCTGCGCGACGCGCTCGGCGTTGTACCAAGGGGTGGGCATCGCCATGTTCAGAGCCTTGTGTGAATGATTCGGCGCACCTTCAGCGCGCCGGCAGCAATCTGTTCGCGCGCCACCTCGCCCTGCCAGAACTTCACGCAGGCAGATGCGTCAGCCCATTCGCGGAATTCCATCTCGCGCCCGCCGATGCGGTAGCGCCGCCGTGTCGGCGACCAGGTCGCCAACGCGGCGCGTGCCTCGTCGAGGGCCTTCTGTGCCAGGCTGCGGCCGTCGTGACCGGGCGCCACTTGGCGCGGGTCCGGCAGGATGGTGATCTGGCCGGTCTCGACGGTGTACGACTCCAAGCCCTTCTCGACCCACGACGCCCAGGCATAGGTGTCAGCGGCCCAGGTGGCTGTTGTGCTGGCGGCCACCTGCGTGCGGTGGTAGGCCCCATCGGCGCCAGCCTCCAGGGCGATCACCACGCCGCCCGAGGTGCGCGGCACCAGCCGGTACTTGAGCACCCAGCCATCGGCAGCCGAGTACTGCGGCAGCGAGGTCGAGAAGTTGAGCGAGTCGCCCGCGATGAGTTGCGTCAGGATCATCCGATCCTCCGTGTGATGGCTGCTGGCTGTGCCGACCCGAGCCGGCCTGCTGCATGTGCGACTGGCACCGAAACGCCGAGGCGAGACACCTGGTCAACCAGGGCCGACGAGCCGATCCGGGTGGTGCCCGATGCCGCGACAAACGCGACCTTCGAGACGAGCGATCTGAGGGCGAGCAGCATGGCGGATCACACCAGCAGCATGCGCAGAAGCTCGGTGCGACTGTGCTGGAACTGGTACAGGAAATCCAGACTGCCGCCACCTGGATCGGTGTAGGTGTCAATCCAGAACATGGCAGCTGCCAGCGTCGTCGATTGCGGGTAGGGGTTGACGGCCAGTCCGTACAACGTGTTCCGATCGATGTCGAACTTGAAAAACCGCCCGGTGGCCTCTTTCATGATGTAGATCGAACCGTGGCCGTCGTAGAACGAACAGCTGCCGGTGTTGAACGTCTCCTGCTGGCCGCCATAAGACAGGGCCTGCCAGGTGTTGAGCGCAATGTCGTAGACATCGAGCGCTGACGAGCCAACGCCGCGCATGCTGTAGATGAACCGGCCAGGCTGCTTGCCGCCAATGGCGGCAGTGGTCGTGCCTATCGACCAGGCGTCCACAGAGCTGACCCAGTCGGCTGAGCCGCCAGCACCCATCGCTGCTGCTCGCGCTACACCAGGCGCTACCGTAGCCCAGGTGTTGCCACTGATGCTGTACTTGTAGAGCGTGACCGCGTTGTTGCCCAGCAAGTAAATGCTGTCATCGTTGCCCTCGATCACGTATGTGCTGGTGTTGTCGGGCGTGACGGTCCATGGCGCAGAGATCGTCAGTGTGTTCGTGGTGTTCGAGGCGATCGTGCGGACCTGGCCCGCCCCGGTGCCGGTGACGATCCGCACCTGGTTGTTGGTGTAGCAGTTGGCAGCCGACCAGTTCTTGTTCGTGACCAGAGTCGTGGTTGAGCTGCCCGCCGAGGCGGTGCCGCTCTCGAACACCCCCTCTTTGCTGCCTGTGCTGATCAGCTGGCCACAGGTGCCCCAGGCCGTGGGCAGCCCGGTCACGGACTTGGCCGTCCAGGCGTTCGTGGCCCGGTCGTACACGCTGAATCCGACCGCGCTGGTGCCCGCGTTGAAGAACCAGAGGCTGCCGCTGAACACCTGAAAGGTCGTGGTGGTATCGAACGGCACGAGACTGGCCGGCGTCACGGTGAAGACCGAGTTGGCGCCCAGTGTGTTGCTCGCCACCGTGCCGATGTAGCCGACACCCGTGCCGCTGACCACCCACACTGCAGCGCCTGCGAGGCTGCGCACGATCGTCCTGCTGGTGGTCAGGGTATTGGTTGTGCCAGCCGTGGGCGTGTTGGTGATTGACCCGCCGAGCATGCCGATCTCGCACGCTTTGCCGCATGACCCGGCGCCGTAAGCGCCTGCCACACCAGAGTTTGGCAACTGCGCCCAGGAGTCTTCTTTCGCGGTGTACGACCAGATGCTGTTGACCCCGTTGACCATGAACACGTTATCGGGGAACACCGCATCGGACAGGCAGTCCACAAAACTGCCAGCGGTCGGTACAGACGGCAGCGCCGTGCACATCTCCCACGACTTGCGGTGGACTTTCTTGCGAAGCTTGCTGAGCATGGTCATGAGAACACCACCTGGTCGTACAGACGCGACGAGCCCATGTTGGGCAGGTCAAACGGCATGCTGTTGATGGGAGTGAGTGCACCCGTCGATGGGTTGGAAATGCCCGAGATACCCATCTGGGTCTGCGTGCTGCTTTCCAGGTTGACCCGCATCCGGTCAGCGTTGTCCGGTGTCGGCATTTTTTCGAGGATCGCGCTCAGGAAGTACAGCATCAGGTCCATGCGATCGTCGTGACCGAGCTGTGCAGCACTCGTAGCCGCGCCGTCAGGCAATGGCAAATTACTCGGGTCGCTGACCGGCAGCTTGCCGCCCGCAAGAGCCGGCAGCTTGCTGTCGATGCTCGACAAGCTGGCATTGCCAGCAACCTGTGCTGCCTCAGTGGCACCGCCTGTAGCGACCACGGGCATAGGATTGTCCGCACTCACGTCGCCATCGTTGACGCCGTCAGGACCCAGCATCAGTTTGATGCGCTGCACCTTGACGCCGCCGATATCGTCAGCGGCAATGACATCGCCACCAGCGCCCGGGTTCAGAACCGTGTTGTCGCTCATCGCCATCCTTGCACAAAGCCGCCCCTTCCAGGGCGGCGCATCCTTGTCACATTCGCAGCGCGGCGCGCCGCGATCTGCTGCACCAGCACGTCGGCCGGCGGTTCGTCTGCTACCAGGGCATCCACCACTGGGGGAGGATCCGGCCCATCAGGCGCTTTCACTGCCTCGACCTCAGCGCGCGGCGGCTCAGCTACGGGCGCCACTCGCACCGGGGCTGCCGCAGCCGATACGCCCACCGGCGAGCCGGCGAAGTCCAGACCAGGCTGTGTCTGCGTGCCGTAGATCTGCTCGCGCGCCGCCCAGACCGTCTCGGCATGCCGGCCACTCATGGCGTACAGCAGCGCCGCATAGGCGTAAACCTCGCAGTCCCAGCTTTCGTTACGCTGGCTCGTCTCGTCCCACAACAGCCGCTTCACGCCACGGCTGTCGCGCTTCCAGATGCGCCGCTCTGAGCGCATCTGCTTGTAATAGTCGGCGCCGAAGCCGAGCGGGAAGTGGTAGTAGCCACCGCCCGGCACCCCCAGCTTCAGCCGGCCGTCGATCAGCGTCTTGATCGCCTGCGTGCCGATCTGGCGCAGCTCGGCGCCGCCCAGCACGGGCTGGCCGCGCCAGGTGAATTCCTGCGTCTTCGGGCGCCCGAGCTTCGGTGCGTCGTAGCTCGATGCGCCCTTGATGGCGAACCAGTGCTTGCCGCGCAGCTGCGCGTCACGGGCAAACGCGTAGACGTCTTCGCGGTGGTGGCCGCCGCTGTCGATCGCCACTGCGTCGATGCGCATCGACTGCCCCGACTCGTGTCGCACCGGCGTGTCGAGCAGCTCGCGCAGCTTCTTCCACACATCCGGCAGCGACGGATCGCCGTAAATCTCGCCGTGCCAGATACCCCAGGACTCTTCGCCGCGCCCCCAACCTCGGATGACGACCGCCAGGCGGTTGTCCTGCGTGTCCACCCCCGCCGTGATCGCCAGCACGCCGCGCGGCGCGGTCATCAGTTCGTACCGCTCGGCGCGCTGCTGCAGCAGCTCGGCACCGACGCTGCTGCGCACTTTCAGCTCGTAGCAGCGCCCAAGCATGTTGTTCGTGAACGTGATCAGCGGGCCATCGTCGCCGGCCTGCAGCGCTTGCTGCGCGGTCAGCCACTCCTGCACCAGCTCGGGCCAGGGCCGCCAGCCGACCGGCGCGTTCAGCGCGCCAAAATCGCACCAGCTCGCCACGCCAGGTTCACCGACTGCTGTCGGCTCCCAGTACGCCCGGCCGCTGGCCTTGGCCTGCTCTTCTGTCATGCCGCGCGGCCGTGGTCGGTAGTTGCCGCGCTTCCAGTTGGCCTCAGTCTCCAGCACTCCGCAGGCCTCGCATTCGTAGCGCGCGGTCTCCGGGCTGCTGTCGATGTACTTGAGCTGCTCCCAGCGCAGCACCTGGGGATGCTGGCAGTCCGGGCAGTGCAGGTGCCACTTGCGCTTGTCGCCACGCTCGACCTGCTGCTCAATCATGCTCTGGCCGGCAATCGTCGGCGTCGAGTCGCCAAAGATCTTGGCGCGCCGGCCGAAGTTGCTGGTCCGGCCGATCACCAGCTTGATCAGCGAGCCCTGCCCTTCGACGTCCTGCGGGTACTCATCGCACTCCTCGAACTTCACGTACCGGATCGTCGCGGACTTGGCCGAGGCTGCCCGGTTCGCACCGATCAGCCGCATCACGCCGCCCGGGTAGCGCTTGCGCAGTTTGGTGTTGTCGCTGCCTTTCTTGTCGGCCGCCTTGATCCGCCGCCGCAGCGCGCGGGTGTTCTGGCGCATCGGCTCGAAGCGGCTCAGCTCCCACTGCTTGGCAGCCTCCAAGGTCGGGAACACCACCAGCATCGAACCGGCAGCCGTGCTCACCCAGGCGCCGATCATGTTCTCGCCCGACACCGACCCACCCACCTGGTGCGGCTTCATCCACCAGCCCTCGCGCCAGGGCGACCCGGGCGACATCGTGCGCTGGATGTCGATCAGGTACGGCGTGCGGGCGTTGCGGTATGGCCCGGGCTCGGGGGTGTCAGGCGGCAACACCCGGTTGTCTTCAGCCCACTCATCCACCAGCACCTTCGGGTCGGGCCGCATCGCGTCGGCGATGGCGCGGCGGACCGAGTCAATCGGCTGCGTCGTCGTCATCGTCCACGTCTTGCAGCACGTCGCGCACGAGCACCTGGTCGGCAAAGGCGGTCAGCACATCCGCCAGGGCATCCAGGTAGAGCTGCTCGCAGCGGATCGGGTCCGACTCCACAGCGACCAGCGGCGCCAGGCGCGGCCCGAGGTTGCCCAGCGCATCACGCAAGGCACGGAACTCGGTGAAGCGCAGCCGGGCCACTTCGGCGCGGCTGACCACCTCACCCAGATCGCGTTGCAGCTCCAGGCGCTCGCGGTCGCGCTTGATCTTGGCGGCATCGGTGCGTACCTCGCGGTATTCGGCCGTGCCGTCATCCACCTCATCTTCATCGGCGCCAGCCGGGGCGGCAGGCGGCGCCGACGGGCCAGCGCTGAACAGCGGCGACCTGGCGACGGGGTCGGTGTGGGCGGTCCAGTCTCGGTCGGCCTGGTCGCTGTCGATCTTGGTCTTGCCAGCGACATCGATCACCGTGATTCGGCGGGCCTCGATCGCCTTCTGCACTGCGCGCAGAGCAACGCCGCGATGCCGCGCGTACTCTCGATACCCCATCAACGCCATTGACTACCGCCCGACTACCTGACTACTCGACTACCTGACTACCCCACCCGAAACCCTGCCAGCGCGTGAAAAGCAAGCTCGCGAATGACCCCCGGCCTCCTAACCCCCAGGGAGTACCTTTTCATCCGTGTTTTGGAGGTCACCCATATCGATCACCCGGGTGTACTTGATCCAACTCCACCCCAAGTCATCCACGATGTAGCCCGGCTTTGCCAAGATCACATCGAAGACATCAGCACACGCGAACGCGTCAGCCACCGAGCGCGCGTGCTCTTTACCTCGTGCGCTCCACAGGAGGATCGAGTACCCATCCAAACGCCGATCCCTGCACCAATCAATGAGCACGTCATTGCGCCTTCCATTGATCTGCAACGTGCCATCGACATCGACTGCAATGCACCGCGTCGGCTCATACCTTTGCCTGCCCATCACCGCGCCGAGGCCATCGCCCGATCCAGCCCATCGTCGAGCCGACCCGGCAGCTCGGCCAGCGCCTGCTGGTTGCACACGCCCCAGAAGTCGAAGCGCTGGCGGTAGGTAGCCGACGTCTTCGGGAACACCACCACCGGCACCAGGTGCCCACGGTCACCGTTGACCCGCACCCGCTTGTAGATGCCAGCCGGCCGACCGTCACCCGGCTCGCCGTAGAACAGATCCACCTCGCGGCTCACGCCGAACCGCCGCTGCTGGCTCTTCGTTGCACGGCGCCCAGCCTGCGCGCGGGCGACCAACTGCTTGATCAGCGAGCGCGGGATGTTGCCGTAGCCATCGAGCTGCACATCACCCGGCAGCTTCAGCGCCTGGCGGGTTGGCGCACGCACCCCGCCATCCACCTGCCACTGCAGATACTCGGCCTGCGCATCCTTGATCCCGACCACTGCCTGCAGGTTGTCCTTCTGGGCCCGGGTGAAGAACACACCGCGCAAGGTGAACGCCGTCGGGCGATCAAGTGCTGATGACATCTGTCCTGGCAGCTCGTTGGCAATGGCCCGAGCCTGCTCGGTCAGCGCCGAGGCAAACGCAAACGCCGCCTGCTTGGGCACCTGCTGCACCTGCTTCAGCATCGTCTCGAAGCTGCTCTTCGCACTGAACACCGCCGCACTCCACAAAGCAAACAGCCCGGGCGACAAGGCCGACCGGGCTGCAGACACACGAATCTGAATTTGCCTGAAATGTAGCGGAAAAAAGATCTGGAAAAAACCACCTCATCTGCGGATCGTGCACAGCGCAGTGCCAATCCACTCTTCCGCCTGCCTCAGCTTGCGCAGCACCGTGTCCCGGTGCATGTGCAGCACCCTGCCGATGTCAGCAGTGCCGAGCACGCGCCGACGGTGCTGGCGCACCCGAGGATCACCCAGGTACGCACACATCAGCACGCACCACAACGCGCCGTCGTGCTGCCGCAGCTGGCGCACCACCGCATCGACCGACTCAGCCTGCTGCAGCCCCACCGGAATATGGTCCGTCGAAGCGCTCCGGCCGCCAGATCGGGCCAGCAGGTTGACCGACGGGTAGCCCAGCGCTCCCTTGTCCCGCGCATCGGCCCATGCCGCCCACTGCGTCAGCGCCTCCTTGACCCATGCGTGGCGGTCGCTCATGCAGCCCCCGTGGGCACCGGGTCAGCCAGCACCAGCGTGGCCGTGCCCGGGAACTTGGCGGCAATCGCGTAATGCTTCAGCACCAGGTCGCCATCCACCGGCGTGCCGATCGCAATCGGCCCCTCAGCGGCCCACAAAAAGCCCGGCTCGCCCTGCATTGAGCGCTTCCAGCACTCTGCCACCCATGCTGCACCGTGCTGCTCGCGGCGCTCGGCCATCAACTGGGCGACCTTCGGCATATGAGCCGGCAGCCAATCCCAGCGCTTTTTCTGATCTACCTGCTTCTCTTCCATTTTTTCTCTTCTTTCTTGAGGAAATGAGGTGATGTTTCAGGGGTGTTTCGACGCTGTTTCGACGTAAGTTGTTGATGTCACTGATGTTTCGGGTGTTTCGGGGAGGTCCTCACGTATGAAAAAAAGAAGTGGTGTGCTGGTGGTGAATCACACGCGCCCGCACCTGCGCACACACGCACACGAGGAGACCCCCGAAACAGGCGAAACATCAGTAACATCAAGGACTTACAGCGAAACGCTATCGAAACAGGGGTGAAACAGCGGCTCATTCGTCCGACTCCCCGAAGCCCAGCTGACGGCAGAACTTGTCCAGATCAGACTGGAACATCGCCGCCGACTCGAACGCCCACGCGCCCATGCTCGTGCCGTCCGGCGGTTCGCACGAATGCGGAATCCAGGTGCGGATGCTCTTGCGCTTGCCCGTCGCGTCCTTGTGCTGCACCGGCTTGCATTCGATGCACGGCGGCACCCTGCGCCCCGTCACCAGATCACGCTCGACCGTCTCGGCCGCCCAGCGGTGCACCTCCTCAGTGAACGTGTCCCGGTTCGGTGGAAACCGCTCGCCTGAGCGCGTGCACCAGCGCTGGAAAGCCCGGTAGAGCTGATCGCCACTGCACACCCGCACCGGCAGCTCCAGATAGCCTTCCATCCACTCGTGCGCAAACCGGGCCGGGGCCTTCCAGCTCGCCTGGATCAGCCGCTGCTTGTCGCGCGTCATCGGGGGCTTGGTATGGGCGTGGAAGTCGCCCACGTCGTAGTGCTGCAGGTAGTACAGCCACTTCGCCAGCCCGCCGGCCGCCAAAAAGGCCAGCACCTCGCGGTACAGCTCATCGTCAGCCGCGAGCGGCGTGTAGATCACCACGTGCCGGCGGTCGCCATCGTCCAGGGCCAGCGGCACACGCTGGTTGCTCAGGAACACGATGTTCGCGGCGTTGCGCTCCCACCGAGTCGGCGTGTGCATGCCCCGGATCGGGAAGTCCTTGCCCTCGGTCACGATCATCTTGAGGGCGTCCTTGCGGTGATACATCTCCTGCCGACTAACCACCTCGTTGGCGACAAACGCCAGCTTGCAGCTGATCCACTCGTTGAACTTGTCCTCGATCTCGGTCTGGCCGATGGTCTTGCCGTAGTGGCCGTACAAGTCGCGCCAGGCATCGAAGAACAAGTTTTTGCCGGAGCCCTGCGGTCCATGCATGATCAGTGCGGTCGCCATCTTGGTGCCGATCTGCTGCAGCGGCAGGGCCAGCCAGCACAGCAGCCAGTGCACGATTTCGTCCACCTCATCCGCATGCTCGGCTGACTGGGCGCACAGATGGCGCAGCAGCTTCAACATCGGATCGACATCAGCCGGCACGCACGGCACTGGCTCCAGGGCCAGGCCCTCGAACATGTTGACCTGGTGCTCACCCACCTCCACACCGGGCTCGAACACCAGGTCGGTCAGATTGATCATCCGCCGGCTCGGCCGCGACAGCCACATGTTCACCGGATCCTTGCCGAAGGCGAGCCGCATGTGCGGCACCTTGATCAGCATCGACGTCGTCGCATCCCAGCACGACTCGGTGCCGTAGATCAAGGTGAACCGGTCCGATAGATCGTCCACGAGCGGCCAGAAGCCCTCAGGCCGCTCCTTGTGCTTTTGCTTCTTGCCCTCCCCCTCTGGCGGGGGTTCCTGCGCCACCACAGCAGGCAGGCTGATCGGCGCATTGGCAGCGGCGGTCAGCTCATCAAGCGGTATGTCGGCATCGACCCACGGCGGCGCGGCGCTGGCGGCCGTGGAGATCGGCTCAGTTTTGAGCCGATCAACCTCGCCGAAAGCGGGCCCAACATCAGCGATGAATGCCCGCACACGGTCGGCATCCCACCCATCGGCAATCGCATCGGCCACGTCCCAGCCGTCGGGCATCACGCCCGGCGCTTCGGTCAGGCACATCGTCACGGTGCAGCCATGCTCGCGCTGCAGCAGCTGGCCGATGCCAAGCATGGCGGCCGCCCCGGGCTGCTCCGCCCACGGCAGGTACGGCATCGACTCAGGATCAACCCCAGCCTCACGCTGCGCGTTGGTCAGCTTGACGCGCTTGCTGTCCGTGTCAGCCCACAGCACGACCGGCCGGCCCGCCAGCCACTCCCAGTGCGCCTTGACCCAGCCGTTCACGCCGCCCGGCCAGCTCACCACATTGAACTCATCCCCGAGCAGCTGCCACAGCGCTTCGGCGCACTTCTCGCCCTCGACCACCACGACCGGTGTGCCGAGGTCCGCGCTGATCCGCCCAGCCGGCACGTACAGCGGCCGCGCGCCCTCCCACATCTTCCAGCGCCATGTGCACGTCTGCTGGTCGTCCGACTCATCGACGCACCAGGTCAGCGGCAACGTGTCCTTGACCAACTGGCCCTTGCTGTCGATGCGCTCGAAGCGCGACACATGGCCCCACAGCTGACCGTTGAACCGATAAGCCCACGAGCGCACCGCCTGCAGCTTGACCCAGCGGTTCTGCGTGTCGTCCTTGTAGCTCCACTCGGTCAGTTGGGCTGGCGCATGCGAGGGCACCATGTCGAAAGTTCGCCACAGGCTGCGGCGCTTCTTCGGCTTGTTCGGTGTGGCCTCCGGGATCGGCGCCTGCCAGCCCATGTCGGCCTGCAGCTCACGCGCGGCCGGCACTTGCTTCAGGCCACGGATCGCCGCGTAGAGCGACAGCAGGTCACCGCCAGCATCGTCACCTGAGAAATCAGCCCAGCGGCCGGTCACCAGGTTGACGCTGGTCGAATGGCCCTCGCCGCCGTTCAGCGAGCCACAGACCCACTCATGACCGCGCCGCTTGCCGGCCGGCAGCCATTGCGGCACCAGCGTTTCGGCTCGTGCCAACAGCGCATCGGCCATCTCCTTAAAATCGATCGGCGCCGCACCGCTCTTTGGGGGCTTGCTCATCGGCGCGTCACCCCTGACGCGCCGACAAAAAAAGGGGGATGCCCCCCCCCCATCTGTCCTGTTGTTCATCATCTGCTGTCACCGTGGTTTTGTTTTGGGAATCACTGCGCTGCTGGCCGCTGGGGTGTCACCCCCAGGCCAGCAACATCTGCGCGACCGCGTGGCATCTGTCGGCCACTGCGGTCTGTCTTGCGGGCCCGATCTCGTCGGGCCGGGCAATCCGGTAGCCCATGGGCGGGCGTGTGCGCCCTGCGCCGCGCATCGCGCCGGCCGGCACCAGCTCGCCGCGCTGGCACGAGCACCGCACGGCGATGCGCACCAGCTCCAGCTCGGCCGGCGCCTCGCCGATCACGTTGCGGATGACCAGCTCATCCGCCACCGTCCGCCAGGTCAGGACGGCACCGGTCGTGCGGTAGACCGAGAGCACCTCGGCCGTGATGGGGCTGCGCGGACGTGCCATCGTGTGTGTCTCGCGTCAAAAAAGACGCCCGCCGAGCGTCAGCCCGGCAGGCGTGCAACGAGCGGCGGACCACTCGGGAGACAGCTCACGATGAGCCATTCGGTCTTGGCGGCCAGCGTGCGTGCTCATAAACGCATCACTCCACCTTCAGTCAATTCACCCTGCGGCATCGGCTTTGCCGCTGCACGGACAGGAGCTGGCGAGCAGGCACCACCCATGGCGCTCCGAACCTCTCCGACGCTACCGGTCGGGTGGGCCTGCTCATTGATTTGCAACGCCGCTTCAGTTGCTGCGGCTGGAGCCGATATCGGCGGTGCGTCCGGCCGCGCCGTCAGCTCGGGCCAGATCTCCCACCAGTCTGTTGGGCGCAGATCCCAGCGCATCACGGCGCCAGAGGTGGCGCGCTCGATCGGCACACACCGTTCAATGGGGATTCCGCGCTTGCGCCAGTTCGTGACGCTGGGCGACGAGACATTGCACATGCGAGCCACTACTGACGGGCCGCCCAGGCGATCGATGACGTGTTCCATGCGGCACAGTATAGCTAATGGCTAATCAAGTGCCAAGCTATTTGCGAATTCACATCGTTAGCCGAAAGCTTTTCAATCAGTCATGCCAACAATTGACGACATCCGCCGCAAGAACCTTGCGACGTTGATCACTGAAGCCGGAGGCAACAAAGCCTTTGCAGAGCGGCTCGGAGTAGCTGAGTCACAACTCAGCCAATGGGCCAACGGATCAGCTAACTCTGCGACGGGGAAGCCTCGCGGAATGCGTGTGGAGACTGCCCAACGACTGGAGCGCGCTGGGGGGAAGCCCCAAGGCTGGCTTGATCAGCAGCATGGCAACGACGCTGCCGAGGAGACAGAACACACCCAGGCCGACGTTCAACACCCCACACTCACCCAGGCCCTGCCCGTGGTGCTCGACGCTTTGGCGAGCCTGACGCCCGGCCGCTGGGGCATGGTGATGTCCGGGCTGCAGCCGCTGGCCGGGCACCCGGAGATGCGCGACGACGTCATCGCCGACGTGCTGCCGCTGCTCACGGCCGCCACACCCGGGAAACGCACCGGGACGTGAGCCCGGGGGCCCGAATCTATCGGCTGCCGTCGCAGAACCCGA